TAAACGTGTGCAAAATAGAAAATAATATTTGTATTGGGTGTTTTAGAACATTAGAGCAAATTTCTTCTTGGTCACGGCTATCTAGCCAAAAACGTACTGAAATCATGCAATCCCTTAAAAAATAAGGCTCTCAGATCGCCACACAGAGGCGAAACAACACCTCCGTGTGTGATTATACCTAGAAACTACTTAATGTTTTCTATGGCTATCTTACGAGGTTTCTTAGCTTCTGGGAGGTTTCTTTTCAAAAATATAGACAAAATTCCATATTTTAACTCTGCTTTATCTATTTCTACATATTCTTGTAGTCTAAAAGATTGTTTAAAGGATCTTTCTGCTAGTCCTTTGTATAAAAGCTCTTCTTCTTTTGGAATACCAGTATTTATATCATGCATTCTATTGCCTTCAATAGTTAACATGTTATCTTTTACAGATAATTCTAAATCTTTTTCTGAAAATCCAGCCACTGCCATTTCAATATTATAATTGTCTTCATCAACTTTTTTAATATTGTATGGTGGGTAATTATTTTTTGTCTCTCCAACATAGTTTTCGATTTCATTAAAAAAATCATCAAAACCTATAAATGAACGGAAAGCAAGTTTGGGTAATAAGTAAGTCATGTTTACTCCTATATTAGCAAGTTAAGTTATGAGACCCATCATTGGCATCTCGTAATATATATATAGTGATTGTTTCCAAATTTTCAATAATGTTTTTCAAAAAGATGCACTTATCTTTTTAATGGAAACAATCTATATATAAATAGAAAGGTAAAAAATATGTTTGAAAAATTATTTTATAAAATTAAAATCGGAAGAACAATATCTGCATTAAACAGTTTAGATGATGTTACACTAAAGGATATAGGTTTAGATAGATCAAATATTAGGTCTCGTGCTTACGAAATATTTGAGAATGAAAAGCCTTCAAAGGATCCTTTTTCAGAACTACATGATCTTTATGCAAAATCTACCTACTAACTAATTTCCCCCCAGTTGTCGCCTAATTCTACATCGACTTCAAAGGGGACTCGTAGGTCTGGAACACAGTTGGACATAATGTCTTTAATTTTTTCAACTTCTTGTTCATTTTGGATATTGAAGCAAAGTTCATCGTGAACTGTTAACATCGGACATAAGCCTTCCGAATAACAATCGACCATTGCCTTTTTGGTTTGGTCTGCACTTGAACCTTGAATTAATCTGTTAAGAGCTTTGTATGTGAATGCCCTTTGGATATTTTGGTATTCTGTAGTTGCCTCTTCTATCGGTAAAGCTTTCTTTACTGAGAAACCTCGTGGTTGCCATAAATCAAATCTGCATTTTCTTCCCAATTGTGTTCTTATCATACCTTTTCTTAAGGCATAGTTAGAAACTCTTGTTGCCAAGTCTTTTACAAAAGGAACTTTTTCATTGTATTTTTGCAGAAGGAACATTGATTCATCTTCTGTAATAGCTAAAGTATCTGCTAATTTTTTACGTCCCATACCATACATGATTCCAAGATTAACAGTCTTAGCTTCTTTTCTACTGATGTTTGCCATGTCTGCGACCATCTGATGAAAATCAGCCTTACCTTCTTTATACATGGTTACTACTTCCTCTACTAAAGGATGTACAAATCCCTCTGTAGGTTTGGCACAATAGTGAGCAAGCCATCTTGGTTCTTGGGAGGCATAGTCAAAGGATCCCCATTTATGTCCCTCTTCTGGAATAAACAATCCTCTAATTGCTTTCTTGATTTCTATGTCTCTTGATGGTATTTGTTGTAAATTCGGATTACTGGAACTGAAGCGACCTGTAACTGTTCCACCATCATCAGTACGAAGGGGGTGAAAATCACAATGTATACGACCATTATGAGCATGATTCAAAATTGTTTCAACAAAAGTTGTGTTCGCTTTATTAAGTTCTCTTATCTTCACAATCTTCTTCGCAATGGGATGAGGATGATGAGAGAGAAATTGTTTTGTGAAAGAGGGAGACCCGCTCTTTTCTGTGCGAGAATAATCAAGTCTAAAAAAGTCGAAGACCTTTGCTATAGATGTGCTGACCCAAGGTTCAATGGCAACTCCAGTTTCCTTGACTATTTCATTAAGTAATTTCTTCTCTTCTTTGGACATTTGTTTTTTTACTTTTTCTGCCTGGTCTAAATCAACACGCACCCCTTTTGTTTTCATATCTAACATAACGGGAATTAGAGAAGACTCTAGTTCAAATATACTTGTACATTCTTCTTTATATAAAAGTGGTAACAAATGATCATATAGTCTAAGAGTAACAGCAGCATCTTGTTCCGCATATGCTCCAACATATCTAGCAGGCAGTTTATACATTTGTGATTTTGGGTCTACTCCAAACTCATCCGCAGCTGCTCGCAATGTTTTTTCATTTTTATATTCTTTTAAATAATCTCCTACTAAACTATTTAAATTATAGAATCTTCTATTCTCATCTATCAAAGGAGCCATGATCATTGTATCTAATATAGGCCCCTTGACTTCAATTCCTTCTGCTCTTAACCAACCTAAATCATACATCGAGTTATGAAAAACTTTTGGTATGTGTGGAGTATCCATCTGTTTCTTAAACCATCTAAACACCATCTTTGAATCTATGTTTCCAGAAGAATGCCTAATTGGATAATATCCTTGAAAGTCTCCTGCAGCTACGGCTATACCAATTATATACCCATCTTTTCTGCACCATCCAGGCCCAAGCTTTATAAGATTTGGATCTTTTGTCTCCAAGTCAACGGCTATTCTTGTTGCCTTAGTTAAATCTGGAAAATCACTTGGAGGTGACCAATCTGAGTCTAATTTGCCCCAAGCTACATCCTTTATGTCTTGATCCAGAAAATGGTATTGATCATGATTTATCATTTATAATTTCTCCACCAAGTGCCGCATAACCTATAACGTCTGTCCATGAATCGTCCTTCGAAATATCTTCGGCAAGACGAGCAACCTTGACACCTATCATACAAGCCACAACTTCTTCTGGAGTGATTGCACCATTTAGTTTTTTATCTAATAATATAGTCCATATGTCGGCTATACGTTGATGGTTCTTTTTAGCAGGTCCATACTCTTTTGCCCGTTGACCATTGATCAGTTTCTCTGCTTCTCGTAGGAAAAATTCTCTATCTTTTTTCATATTTTGTATCCATTTCCATCTCTTGATTCTACGACATGAAGACTTTTACGAGCACGAGTTGCTCCTACATAGAAAACTCTATGTTCACTATCTTCATCTCCTTTTTCTTTTATTATTTTTGGGCAGTCAAGAACTAAAGCTACGTTATCCGCCTCGCCACCTTTGGCTTTGTGAATTGTCGATATCCGAATCCTCGGCTTCTTTGTTAATATAAATTCTCCTCTCCTCCGTGCCGAAGTAATATAAATTCGTTGGTTCTCCGTCATGTATATCACATCGTACCACATCATCTCTTTGTTTAGCCTCAAAAGGTGCCCTATATCGCTCTTTAATAAATCGTCTAGTGAATATGTATTGTCGGGATTTAACTGTTCTATTTTTCTCTTGCCACCATGAGCAATGATTCCTTTTTTCGTTCTCTTCGAAAACTCTATCCATTGTTTTACACTTAGACTTTGATTTTTGCATAATTGTATCCACACCTCAATACTGTTAATAAGTCCTTCAGCAACAGACCAGCCTGTACCTTCTCGCCAAAAAAGATATCCTTCGTTTTCAAGTTTTTTAGAAATGGATTGTAGTATTCTATTTGTTCTCGCAAGAATATACCACTCGCCTTTGTTGAAGTTCACATCCATTATATCATAATAATAAGAGACCAAACCATCTTCTTTTCTGGGCTTCCAATCTTTTTGTTTTCTTACCGAAACTTTTTGTATTATCTCTCTAGCTACAGAATACACGGAATAAGGAACTCTGTATGATTGATCTAAAACAATTGAATCTTTTGCACATTCTAAGAAATGATTTACATTTGCACCCGCCCAATTGAAAATACATTGATCGTCATCTCCAGCATAATATGCTCTTTTGGAGTTCGGCAACAAGCATTCCTTGACCATTCTCCATTGTACAGGAACTAAATCTTGTGCTTCATCTACTATAAGCAAGTCTAAGTCTGGACCTGTACCTTGTTCTAAAAACTGAAGTAACATATCTGTGAAATCTACTTTCAAGTGTGCCTTTTTAAAATCTTGATAAGCTTCTGCAACCACAGGCATGTACATTCTTTTCAAACTCATGTCTCCAAAAAGATCAAATTCTTTCATTAAATCAGTTCCTTTGAGCCTAGACATATTATAAATGTAAAAATATTTATCCCCGTCACTTGCTCCAGGTGTGAAAAGATCTCCTTCTTCTATATTTAATCTCTCTTCTTTTTGAAAAACAACTCCAAGTTTTTTGCCTAAAAACCTCATGTCGGCGGATTTTATTACATCTTCTGATTTCATTCCAACCCAGCGAAAAGCAAGAGAGTGTAGTGTTCTAAAGTGTGGAAAATGTTTTTCATCTAAGTTGAATTTTATACAAGCCCTATCAATAGCTTCTTGTGCAGCCTTCCTTGTAAAAGACAAAAAAGCTATTCTGTCTGGACTAACTCCATCTGCAATAGCTTCTTCCATTATACTTAAAAGCTTTGTAGTTTTGCCCGTACCAGGTGGACCATATATTGCAGTTTCTTTCATTATTGATCCTCTTTAAAAAATATTTCCATAAAAAACTTTCTCCTTTCTATAGTGTACTCCTTAACCATTTTAAAATGTTTTATCATTTCTTGACTATAAACTAATTCTTCTCTTTCTCCTTTGGTAAGAGAATAGGGAGCCTTTTTTTGTTCTCTTACAAACTCTATTGTGTCTTGCTCATAATGTTCTAATAAACCAATTGTGAAGTTGTATTTTTCTAAAGTTTTCAACTCGTAAAGTTCCAATGAATCTCGAAAAGATTCATTTTCCATAAACTGTGAAAATTCTTTAGATAATTTAAATTCATCTTTTTTCATTAGAACGGAATCTCCTCTTCAAACTCTACTTTAGGTATTTCAACATCTTCTTTTATTTCTGGTATCCACCAAACACGAATTGATTTAAACTTACCCTCTGTTGTTTTGAAGTTTCTGACATTACTGCATTTATCTCCATTATTTATCTCTTTAATTCTCTCTTGAATCTGACCTTTAGAATAATGTGTAAAACCTTTTTGTCTTAGAAACTCTATAAAAGAATCTATCTTAAAATAAACTAATCCTTCCATGATCCATGGTTTACCAATCAATAATTCTTCTGCCGATTGTGCTTGTACTCTGCCATAACAAAAAGACTCAAGCAGTTGAATAAAATGTCCTTTGTAAGTTAGTTCTTCTGGTACTTCTATTTCATTAGCCTCTGCCAACAAACCATTGATCAGTACTTGCCAATCATTTTCTTTTACTTTTGGCGGCATAAAATTTTGTTGCTCAAGACATGCTATCTGAAACTTTGATTGTGATTGTAAATCAAAACTTGTTAGTTCTAATCGTCTACCATCCAAGTCTGCAAAGAATACTCTTGGTTCTGACTTAACAATAGATATACCTGTTATTTCTACGGCATCAACATTTGCACCAATACCATACTTTCTTCTTTTACATAAAGATTTATTGCAGTGTGATTTAATAGGCTCTTGCCCACATGTATAAAAATATTCTTTCTTATCTAATTGATTTTGTATTTGAACAATCTCTTGTGCCGATACGGGATTAGAACAATAGTCAATGTTGAATTTTTCTAACATAGCCCTCCAATTGTCGGGATCCATTTTCTTAAACATGGCACCAT